TAGAACAAAAAAGAAAAGTAGAACGTGATGGTAATCCAAGTGTTACTTCATGGAGTTGTAAAGAAGTAAAAGCCATTGTAGAAACAGATAAGCATGGCATTAAAAGAATCAAAGAAGTTAAGCAAGAGTAATTGTATTAACAATCTGACAGTTGGATGCTGTCTCTCAAATCAATGTAAATGTTATGATAATCAAGACTACAATAATAAGATATTTGATGATAGCTCTAGCAGCATTTGTATTAGGTACATTCTTCCCCAATCCAGTCGCCAAGAACAAGGCTCAGGGTGAAGCAATAACCTGGGCCAAGCAACTTGGATTTGGACCCCCTAGGTTTGAGTACTCAAACGACAAAGAATTCATATCCTCCCTTACCTACTGCATCAATTATCTTAATTTTAATATCCCAAGACGACAAAGAGTAAATACAGAACTAATAATAGCCCAAGCTGTTGTTGAGAGTGACTATGGAAGATCAAGGTTCGCGCGCGAGGGACATAATTTATTTGGTATAAGAGTATGGTCGAAAGAAGGAATGTTGCCTTTATTACAACCTAGTACAATAGATTGGCGCGTAAGAGTCTTTAAAAACAAGTGTGAATCTGTTAAGTATTACATAGAAATTCTTAATACAAAAAGAGTATATGCAGAATTTAGAAGAGTTAGGGAGATGACATTGAATAGAAATCCTATTGCAATGGCTAAAACTTTGGATAACTTTTCTACAAATAAACAATATGAGAAACATGTTATTGAGGTTATTATAAAATTAAGAAATGAATCTAAGTAAAAGTTTTACATTAAATGAATTAACAAAGTCACAAGAAGCTTTAAGACTTGGTATAGATAATACACCAAGTGATGAGCATATATTAAATTTAAAAATACTTTGTGAAAAGATACTACAACCATTAAGAGATTTTTATGGAATGCCGTTATCCGTGAGCTCTGGTTATAGATCAGCAGAACTATGCAAGGCTATCGGATCAAGCTCCACGAGCCAGCACACGCGCGGGGAAGCAGCAGACTTTGAGATATTTGGTGTAGCTAATAAAACTTTAGCTGAGTTTATTGTAGCTAACTTAGACTTTGATCAATGTATACTTGAGTTTTGGAATGAAAACGAGCCTAATAGTGGATGGGTTCATTGTAGTTTTTCAAAAAAATACAATAGGAAGCAGTACTTGAAGGCAGAGAAAGTAAATGGTAAAATTGTTTATTCACCAATGTTTTAATTATGGCTATAGGAAGATCACAAATACCACAACAGATTGAAGGCAAGATTAGAGGGGCTAAACCATCACGAGCCATGCTTGCAGCTAAAAAAAGAAAGAAAAAATAATGGCTAAACTTTGTCCAAAAGGAAAAGCAGCAGCAAAAAGAAAATTTAAAGTTTATCCAAGTGCATATGCAAATATGTATGCATCTGCAGTTTGTTCTGGAAAAATAGTTCCAGGTGGAAAAAACAAGTCTCAACAAAGAAAAGAAGTATCAAATTATAAACAAGGTGGAGTTGCAAAAGGTTGTGGAGATATAATGGATGAAAAAAGAAAAGTAACTAAAAAATTTTAATATGGGTTTAAGAGATTGGGTAAAAGAAAACTGGGTTGATATTGCAAATAAAAAATCTGATGGATCTTATCCTAAGTGCGGAAGAAGTGGTGGTGAAAAAAGAAAAAATTATCCTAAATGTGTTCCGATTGCAAAGGCTAGAGCCATGAGTAGGGGTCAAAAAACAAGCGCTGTTAAAAGAAAACAACAAGCTGCTAATACAGGTCCAACCCCTTCTTTTGTGAAGACATTTACTAAGAAGTACTATGGTGGTATGATTGACGTATGAAAAAAGAACTATCACAAAAACAAATGAAAATTGCAGCTGCGGCTGAACCTAGAGATCAAATAACTGGAGAAGATTTTGCAGTTTTGAAAAAAGGGATGGCTGAAGGTGGAATGGTATTTGAACCAAGAGGTCAAAAACCTATTCAAGTTAAAAAACAATTATCCAGAATTAGATAAGGTTATGACTTATGGCTACATCTGGAACAACATCATTTAATTTAGATATCGATGATGTCATCGAAGAATCTTTTGAAAGATGTGGTATTCGTAATACTAAAGGTTACGATTTAAAATCATCAAGACGAAGTTTAAATTTATTATTTTCTGAATGGGGAAACAGAGGCATTCACCTTTGGAAAGTAGAATTAAAAAATCAATTATTAACAGCGGGTACGATTACTTACACAACACCTAGTGATTGTAGTGATGTATTAGAAGCTTATGTTTCAACTTCTGAATCTATAACTTCAAGCACTCAAGATATATCATTAACTAAAATTGATAGATCTGCATATGCAGGGTTGCCTAATAAAGGTCAAACAGGACAACCAACACAATATTATGTTGATAGACAAACTACACCCACTATTAGTTTATATCTTGCTCCCGATGCAAACACTTACACATTTTTAAAATATTATTATATTCAAAGAATTCAAGATGCGGGTTCTTATACTAATCAAGCAGATTTACCTTATAGATTTTTACCGTGTATGGTTTCTGGACTTTCATTTTACTTATCTCAAAAATATGCACCAGATAGAATACAGGGTTTAAAATTATTATACGAAGATGAATTAGAAAGAGCATTACAAGAAGATGGTCAAAGAACATCTTTATATATTACACCTTTTACATATTTTGGAGAAAGATATTAATGCCATTTGCACGAGGAAAAAGATCATTAGCAATTTCGGATAGATCAGGAGCACAATTTCCTTATCTAGAAATGGTTAAAGAATGGACTGGATCTATTGTTCATATATCTGAATTTGAACCAAAGCATCCTCAATTAGATCCTCCTTATCATCCTGCAGACCCTCAGGCTTTAAAAGGTCCAAGAGCAGATGTAAGACCAGGCGGTGGAGTTTTAGTTCAATTAGATTTGTATTATTGGCCAGGTCAATTTGTAACTATTCCTAATAGTATGCAACCTGGAATAAGTGGAGATATTATTAATACTAGAAGATCAGCTTATAGTGCAGTTGGAAATGTAACTATTAATATAACATGACATACGCAGAATTAGTACAAAAAATTAGAGATTATACAGAAGTAGGATCTGAGGTTTTAACATCTACTATTGTTAATGGTTTTATTAGAGATTCCGAATTTAAAATATTTAGAGAAGCAGATGCTGACTACGCGCGCGAGTACGCGAATTCTACATTTACAGCTAATAATAAATTTGTAGCTTTACCAAACGCATCAGGTGCAAGTGCTGAAAGAAGAGCATTAGTAGTAAGATCAGTTGTTGCTACAAACTCTTCAGGAGTACAAGTATCTTTAGAACCAAGAGATGATACATTTTTAACAGAATACAATTCAACAGGTACTACTGGTTTTCCTAAATATTATGCAACTTTTAGAGAAAATGCTATTGAAGTAGCTCCTACACCAGATGCAGCTTATGTAGTTGCTTTAGATTATATTTATTCACCAGATGCTTTAAGTGCTACAAATACTACAACCTATATAAGTTTAAATGCACCAGAACTATTATTATACGCGTGTTTATTAGAAGCTTTTGCATATTTAAAAGGACCTATGGATATGTACAAACTGTATCAAGAGAAGTATAATGAGGCATTACAAGGATTTGCGTTAGAACAAACAGGTCGAAGACGTAGAGACGAGTATCAAGATGGAGCATTGAGATTAAAATTAAATTCTCCATCACCATAATAAAATTATAGGAGAATAATTATGACGTTAAATATAGACCAAGCGGTTTGTAATAGTTTCAAAGCACAACTGTTAGATGGAGATCACGATTTTTCAGCAGCAGGTGGAGATGTTTTTAAATTAGCACTTTACACTTCAGCAGCGACATTAAATGCAACAACAACTGTTTACACTTCAACAAATGAAGTAACAGGTACTGGTGGAACATATTCTGCAGGTGGCGGAGTATTAACAGGACAAACAGTTTCTTTAGATTCAGCAACAGGTATTGTTACTTTTTCTGATTTATCTTTTACAGGAGTTACACTAAGTGCATTGGGTGCAGTAATTTATAATACTTCATTCGGTAGTAATGCGGCAGTGTGTGTATTAGATTTTGGTGCTGTTAAAACTGCAACATCAGGAACATTTACAATTTTATTTCCAGCATTTACAGCAGCAGCAGCTATTTTAAGAATCGCTTAATTTTAGGAGGGCCAGGTG